TGGAGGGGGTGGTGGCTATGATAAATGTGGGGGTTCTGGTACTTGTGGACAAGGAAATGCAGGTGGTAATGGTGCTGGTTGTTTAGCTGAATATGGTGCTGGCGGCGGTGGTGGTGCTGGTGCTGTTGGTGCCGCTGGTTCTGGTTCTGCTGGTGGTAATGGAGGTAATGGTTCAGCTTCTTCAATAACAGGTTCTTCAGTAACTTATGCTGGAGGAGGTGGAGGTTCAATAGATACAGGGGGTAGCTATACTTCTGGTGCTGGTGGAAGTGGTGGTGGAGGAACAGGAGATGGAAACAGCTCTATAACTCCTGGTTCTGTAAACACTGGTGGTGGAGGAGGTGGTTCAAGAGGTGTTAGCACTTCAGGTGCAGGTGGACCAGGAATTGTAATAGTTAGAGCACCAAGTGCTATAACTTTTTCAGTATCGCCCGGAACTAATGCAACGGCTACAACTCCAGGAGGCTGTAAAACAGCAACATTTACTGTAACAGGAACGTTGACAATAGCAGGAAATTAAAATATAAATATAATATTTTTAAGGAGATAAAAATATGGCACATTTCGCAGAACTAAAAGTAAAAACAGATCCAACAGGATTCACATCAGACTCTCATCAAGTTGTTGAAAGAGTAGTTGTAGTAGGAAACGATTGTGTTCCTTCAGACGAACACATTGATGGAGAAACATGGTGTATTAATTTTTTCAAAGGTGGAATCTGGAAACAGACTTCTTACAATAATAATTTCAGAAAACAATATTGTGGTATGGGTATGGTCTATGATCCTGTAAAAAATAAATTTTTAAGTTCACAACCTTATGCTTCATGGGCACTTGATGCAAGTGATGATTGGCAAGCGCCAGTAACTTATCCAACAGATACAACAGATAAATTTATTTCTTGGAACGAAGAAAATTTAAGATGGACTGCAACAGATCATTCAGATCCAGTAAATAATTTTAATTGGGATGCATCAGCGCTAGCTTGGGTATCCGCATAAGGAGAACTAAGATATGGCGAGCCCTTCAAACAGCTCAAATAACGGCGGGATATTAGGAGTAAGTAATAAAACTTCTTTTGGTAAATGTAAAGTTACAACTAAAACCTCATCAGGCGATATCACAACACAACCAGGAACTAGATTTATTAATACTGTAGTTGTGTCTGGGGGTGGTGGATCAGCAAGAATTTGTGCTAGTGGCGGAGGTGGCGCTGGTGGTGTTGTACAATATAATTCTATATCAGTTGGTGGAAACACGGGTTATACAGCAACTATTGGTGGTGGGGGAGCTGGTGGTGTAACTTTTGATAATCCAACAGGTTCAGATGGAACAAATGGTTCAAATACAAGTTTTGTAATAGGGGGTACAACTTATAGTACAACAGGGGGTGGAGCAGCTAATTTTACTCCTAATGTAGGATCTCCAGGTGGATCAGGTGCAGGTGGTACAAACAGAACGGGTGCTTGTAGTGCAGGTTCAGGTATTTGTGGACAAGGTAATCCAGGAGGTGATTCTAAACCAAATCCAGGAGCAGACAATTATGATGCAGGTGGAGGTGGAGGAGGTTCTTGTGGAGCAGGAGTTGCGGGCACTACTGGAGGTGCAGGAGCAGGTGGAGCAGGTCTTAATATTGCACCATTATTTCCAGGAGCAAGTGTTTCATCAGTAGGTGGTGGTGGAGGTGGTGGATCACAAGAATTATCAAGAGGTGCTGCTAATCCAGTTGGTGGTGGTGGATGTGGAGCAGGAATTCCTGGTCAATCAGGATCAGTAGGAACAGCAAACACTGGAGGTGGTGGAGGTGGAGCTGGAGGAGGTGGTACAACTACAAGTTTTGCAGGTGGTTCAGGTGTAATAATTACAAAAGAATTAAACAAAGCAAGTGGTGTGTGGTCAATGCAAAGTCAATTTTCAGCCAAGTCTTCAGGAACATGGCCTAAACCAAATAGTACATTTAATGCAAATTATTTAGTGGTAGCTGGCGGTGGTGGAGCTGGTGGAGGTGGTGGTGGAGGTGGTGGTGGTTATCGTACTACTGGTTACGGACCTGCTCCATTAAGAGGAAGTATTATGCCTTTTTCTAATATTGTTCCAGGAACATCTTATGCTATCACTGTTGGATCGGGTGGAGCTATTGGACCTGGTGGTGCCTGCGGAAGTAATGGATCAAATTCTGTATTTGCAGGTTCAACAACTATTACATCAACAGGTGGTGGTGGTAGTGCAAAAAATGTTAATGGTACAGCAGGAGCTGGCGGATCAGGGGGTGGTGGAGCCGCATATTGTGGAGGAGGTTCAGCAGGTGGAGCAGGAAATACTCCGCCAGTAAGTCCACCTCAAGGTAATGCAGGGGGAAGTCAACCAGGAGCTTCACCAGGTAGTAATTGGTTTGGAGCTGGTGGTGGTGGAGCTACCGCAGTAGGTGTATCAGGATCAGCAGGTTGTGGAGGAAATGGTGGAGCTGGAGCACCTAATGATATTACAGGGTCAGCTGTCTCAGTAGCTGGAGGTGGTGGTGGTGGAATTTTTGTAAGTGGTGGCGGTGGAACCGTAGCAACAGGAGGAGCTGGTGGTGGAGGAAATGGTGGTGGACCCCCAGGAGCAGCACAATCAGGAACAGCTAGCACCGGTGGTGGTGGAGGTGGCGGTGGATTAAATGCTGCTGGAGCTACACCATTAGGGGATGGAGCAGGAGGTTCAGGACTAGTTATCATAAGAGTTCCAGGAGCAATAAGTGTATCAGCGGCACCGGGAACTAATACTATAACAACATTATCGGCGCCAGAAGGTGGTTGTAGAGTTGCGAGATTCACAGTTACAGGAACCTTGACAGTTACATAATTGATCTAGATCAATTCTTTTAATTACCCTTTACAAATATTTTTAAATCATTTATAACATTTTCATAAAGACATATTATGAATCTAACAAATTACTATTGGTATTTTAAATCAGCCATTCCAGAAAATATCTGTGATGACATTTCTAAATACGGAAAACAACTTCAAGAACAAATGGCAGTCACTGGGGGTTATGGTGATAAGAAATTAAATAAAAAACAAGTTATAGATTTAAAAAAGAAAAGAGATTCAGACATTGTTTGGATGAGTGATAGATGGGTTTATAAAGAAATTCAACCTTACATACATCAAGCAAATGCAGCAGCTGGATGGAATTTTAATTGGGATTATTCTGAGTCTTGTCAATTTACAAAATATAAAAAAGGCCAGTATTATGATTGGCATTGCGATAGCTGGGATCAACCTTATCAAAGACAACAGGGAGATCCATCGCACGGAAAAGTTAGAAAATTATCTGTAACTGTAACTCTATCAGATCCAAAAAATTATAAGGGTGGAGAACTAGAATTTGATTTTAGAAACTTGGATCCAGATAAAAAAAGAAACGTTAAAAAATGTACAGAGATACTCCCTAAAGGATCATTGGTTGTATTTCCTTCTTTTGTATGGCATAGAGTATGTCCAGTTAAAAGTGGTGAACGAAACAGTTTAGTTATATGGAATTTAGGGTACCCATTTCAATAAAAATATGAAAAAGAAGAAAAAACCAAAAGCAGTAACTTACCCTACTCAATTAAATAGAGAGGATTATTTTAAATGTCCTATATGGTTTGCAGATGCACCAGAGTTTGAAAAGAAATTAAACGATGCGTCTGATAAATATATTGAAGAATCTAAGAAAACTTTAAAGCCAGCAATCGATAAACGAAACAAAGAGTTCGGTGATAAAGGAGACATAGGTCATGTATTCCATTCTACAACTTTAATTGGAGATCCAGATTTTAGAGATTTACAAAATTACATTGGTGCAACAGCTCATAATCTATTAGGTGAAATGGGTTTTGATATGTCTAACCATCAATTGTTTACTACAGAAATGTGGGTACAAGAATTTGCTAAAAAAGGTGGTGGACACCATACTTTACATACACATTGGAATGGTCACATCTCTGGTTTTTATTTTTAAAAGCTAGTGAGAAAACATCAATGCCTTTGTTTGAAGATCCAAGAGCAGGAAATGTAATGAACCTATTACCAGAATTAGATAAATCAAAAGTAACTTATGCTAGTTCAGCAATACATTATCAAGTTAAACCAGGTCGAATGATATTCTTTCCATCATATATGCCACATCAATATATTGTTGATATGGGTTATGATCCGTTTAGATTTATACATTGGAACTGCCAAGCAATACCAAAAGGAGTATTAAATGTCGTTCAAGAAAAATAAATACACAGTACTAAAAAATGCTATCTCACCTGAGTTAGCAGAATTTGTTTATCAATATTTTTTAAACAAAAGAAATGTTGCAAGATTTTTATTTGATCAAAAATACCTATCTCCATTTACAGAATATTATGGTGTATGGAATGATGAACAAGTGCCTAACACCTATTCACATTATAGTGATATGGCAATGGAAACTTTATTACAGCAAGTTAAACCTGTAATGGAAAAACACACAGGTATAAAATTATCTGAGACTTATTCTTATGCAAGAATTTATAAAGAAGGAGATGTCCTAGCTCGACACAAAGATAGATACTCTTGTGAGATATCTACTACGTTGAATTTAGGGGGTGAGCCATGGCCCATCTATCTTGATCCAACTGGAAAACAAGGTCAAGCAGGAGTTAAAGTGGACCTTGAACCGGGAGACATGTTAATTTATTCCGGTTGTGATCTAGAACATTGGCGTGAAGAATTTAAAGGTAAGAACTGTGGTCAAGTATTCTTACATTATAACAAAACTAGTTCTAAAACAGCTAAAGAAAACTACCTTGATAAAAGACCTATGCTAGGCGTACCCGCTTGGTTTAAAGGTGTTAAGTTGACAAAGATTAAAAAATAGCTTACACTGTA